AATTATCCTGATTCTGATTACAGTAGTGTCGCTGCAGAGTTTGATGCGATGCTTCTATCCCTTGATAAGATCGGAGTTATGGTTTTTCTAGGGCATGAAAAGTATTTCCCTGTAGGGCACCGTGGTGTTTATCACACTGTATCTAATAACTTCTATCTAAATGATGCTTTTATGCATCGCCCTCATGTACTCATGACAGTGATGCGTCATGAAGGATGGCACGCTGCTCAGGATTGTATGGCAGGTTCTATCAAGAACTCTATGATTGCTATCATCAAACCTGAGGAAGATGTTCCTATGATGTACCGTGAGATGGTAGAACGCACCTATCCTAAGTCTGCTGTGCCATGGGAAGCAGAAGCATCTTGGGCAGGACATACTGAGAAGATGACAATGGAAGCACTGAAGTCTTGTGCTGCTGGTACAATGTGGACTGACTATAAACCAACACCTTTAACTGAAAAATGGTTGCGTGAAGAAGGATATCTGACTAAATAGCAGTGCATCGCTTCTGATCAAATGTCTGAACAGGTAAAGGAAACTCCTAAAGAGGAGGAAAAGAAAAAAGGTTTTATGGGTAAGTTGAAGGATGCTGCAACTGACCATGAAAGTCAGTTGGAAGCGATCAGCACAATGGTCCGTCTTGGAATTCTTGTCTGGTCAGGTGGCATTCTTACTCTGGCATACATTAAACTCCCTCCTGCTTTTGGTATTCCTGAGCAGAAACTTGATCCCACTTTCATCGCATCGGTCTTTACTGGGGTTCTGGCCACCTTTGGAGTTCAGACAGCGAAGAAGTCTGGAGACGGTACGATGAAGATGGGTGCTGCTGGTGGTGGTATCACCAAAGCAGATCTTGAGAAACTCATCGCTGCTGCTGCTCAAACTGCACCTGCTCAGACTATTCGTATTGAACAAGCACCGATTCAGATTGCAAGTGTCGCACCTAAGAAGGACGGCGAACCACCTATTATGCCAACGGTATGATGTATGTTCACCAAGAAGTCTGGTTCTGAAGAACCACAAGTAGTTGTAAATAAACCAAAGCGGTCCCTCTTCAAGTGGTTTGCACTTGGGGTTGGGACCTTTTTTGGTGTTGCTCACATTGGTGTTGTCGGGCACCTGATGAATAGGAATCAAGTTCCTATCATCAACTTACCTGTCGGTGATTATACTGCTTATGAGGTAGAGGCATATAAGGGTGGATATCGTATTCAATACAGATCTAATGCTCCCACTGTTATGGGTAAGGATAAGATCGTTGTGAAGAAGAATGGTTTCTTCGGTATTGGTGGAGATACTAAAATAGTTCAACAAGAACAGTACACCATGGACGGAGCGACACATCTCCAGGGTGGTGAGTTGGGAAAGTTGACTGCCAAAAAGATAGAGTGTATCAAGGCGGAAGGTGGTGGCGAAAATGCAGGTAGATTAGTTGGAACTAGTATTGGTGCTTCTGCTGCCCCAATGTTTGCTAATATTCCTTATATTGGTTGGTTGGCGGCAGGATGGATAACAATGTTTGGTGGAAACACTGGTGCCGAGATTGGTGGAGAAATCGCCACCATGACCAAGGATTGTGACTAATGGAACATAAGTTTAAGTATTATTGGGGTGGCCATGACAATTGGTATACTAAGAGCAAGAGGTGGGCAAACGAACAAAAGTTTCCCATCAACCATCTTGCCTTGGGTTTTATTGAATGGTTATGGAATATGTGGGTTCAAGGTAAAGTTGATATGGAAATGACCGATGTTGATAAACAAGTCAATGAGATCATAGAAACTTGGGAAGAAGAAGATAAACAAAAACCAGTTGTTGAGACTAAACCATCAGAAGTAGAAGGACTTGATGATATTCGTATTAGAGATCCTTGGTTTGATGATGGTGATTGGAATGATACTTCTATAAATTATAAAAAGTGGAGATGATACATTATGCTAACTATTCTAAATTATGCTGTAGCATTTTGGTCTACCGTGGTCATCCCTTGTGTAACTGTTCCTGCTAATTGGGATCACTGCTCTCGCATAGATGAATGGTTAATACCAGATATAATTCATGCATGGGAATTAAAAACCAAAAAAATAGTTCCTTATCAGACAGAAAAGGAGTACTTGCGTGGAATTACTTCTGAGAACTCATGAAAATTTAAATGATCCAGTATGGTCTGTAATTATTCTCCTGTGCTGCGGACTTGCATTTACGGCATATTGTGTCATATATATTTTGCGCCTATCATTTAAGGAATTAGAAGAAGATGTCCAAGAGTCCGAACAAGGGCAAGAAGGGGACTGCGAACAACAAGAAGCAGAACCAGGGCAATGCAACAGCAAAGAAAGCTAAGAACGGAGGTAAAAAGAAGTAATGCAGAAACTAGTAAACGTGGTAGCAATTCTATCAGGACTCGTATCACTTGGAGTTGTTAGTGGTGGAGCATATCTCTTCCTTAACAAAGATGCACTAATTGAAAGTGCAAGAACCAAAGCAATAGAAGAAGTAACCAAAACAGTTACAGAAGCACTCCCAGGAATGGTTAAGTCAGCAATTCCTTCAATGCCTTCTGTCACTGGTGATGTTATGTCAAAGACTAATGTCCCTTCAGTAACGGGTGGTGTTCTTCCTGTTAAATAGTTTTAACTAAAGGGTGATATATGACTACATCAAGAAGAAAGAATAGAGATACGGAAGGGAAGTTTTTCCTTTATGTTTTCTTTTTCCACTTGTATTCTGGTATTCTAAAATTATTTCATCACGATGATTAATGCCTGAGATAAGAGAAATCCAAATCAGGAACTTGGATATTCCTCCAGTTCCTGATTGGTTGATGCAATACCCACAAGCAATACCACCAGTAGTCCCAGTGACACAAAACATTGGGTTACCTATTGTTGATATGCCTGGTTGTGTTGAGTCACATCCTGATGCTGGTAAGAGTAAGACACTGGCGCAGGATGATGAGAATGGCACAATGACTTATTGTGATGGAACTGTGCCGAGTTTCAATCCTATCAACTATGAACCAGAGCAGATAATACCAACAAAACCTGCTAGTGCTGACACCAAACAAGAAAAACCAAAACCACCAGGACAGGCAGAACTGCCACCAGCAGCAAATCCTGTCACTGCCAAGATTGATTGTCCTACACCAGCACAGAATGCCAAGGAACCAGTAGGAACATACATTGAAGGCTTTAGACAGAAGGTTACTGAATATCAGTTGATTGGTAACCAGTGTATTCAAATCACAGAGAAAGTCCCACTACCAGAGCAAATTGTTGCTGGACTTCCTAGTGCTGGTGCTGTCATGACGACTGGTGGCATTGCTGTTATTGCTACAACTTCAGCACTGATTGCCAAACCACTTGCTGATGTTCTTTTGAAGGTTATCAAACCCACAGTGAAGAAGGTCATGAAGAAGATCGCCGCCATTCGGGGAAAGACAGTTCCCGTACTGTCCACTGCTGAGCGTAGAAACGAGCAACGTGCCCGAAACCATGCTATAATGGAACTGAGACAAACATTCAAACCAAAATGATGTTCCAATCCATCTTTGAAGATTCTGACCTTTTGGGTTACATTGAGAGTAATCTGCAGGATCCTTGGAAAGGTACTCCCTTTGAGGGATATGTTCTTATGTCCCCCAGACAGAAAGGGGAATTTGGAGAGCGATTCGTTTCCAAGATGATGACTCTTGCTGGTCATGAAGTTAAACGTGCTAAGACTTCTACCGCTGGACATGACCGTGTGATTTCTGGTATTCGGACTGAGATTAAATTTTCTCTTGCTACTCGTAACAAGAAGAAAGGTGGTGTGAACAAAGATAAGTTCCTTCTCAATCACATGTCCGAATGTAAGGATTGGGAACGATTGATCTTTTTTGGTATCAATTATAAAGAGGAAGATTGTCGCTTGATCTGGTTTACTAAAGAAGATTTTGTTAAACATATAAACTCTTCTAGTCCTGTGATTAAGCGTCAACAGGCAGGTGGCAAGGGTGGGAATGATGATTTCATTTGCAATAACATCAAAAAACTGATAGAGTTTGACTTTGTAAAAGATATCAAAGAATGGTGATATGATTGAAAAGTTCCTTAATATTAAAGAATCAACTCGCAACTTAAGTGATGAAGAGTTTGATGAGATCCTCCCTGTTCTTGCCAGGGAGTTATCTCATGTGGATATTTTTCCAAAGTATAACTACTCTCAACTAGAAAGTGATTGGAGAAAGTTGTGTTATTGGTTACCTAAAGGCACAACGATCAATTCCACAAGTAGATTGGGAATGAAATTATGTGAACACTTCTTCCCAAACTTTTATGATATTAAGGATCACAAGAACGTATCTTTTGTTGATCTCTGGAAAGATGAAACTTTATTGATGAAGATATTGAGGTGGAATCGTAAGTCGCACTCTACTCCATATCTTTCTGAATTGAAGAGAGGAATATATTTTTGTGGTGGTCTTGCCAAGTCAACCATGTATAGACCACAAATGGCAAAACTAGTTACTAGTGGATACAAGGTAGTTCTTGATCCTTGCTGTGGGTGGGGTGGAAGAATGCTTGGTTCTGTCGCTAATGGTTGTGACTATTATGGATTTGAACCTAACACTGAGACATTCAATGGTCTTATTAAACTCGCTGAGTATCTTAATATCACGGACAAAGTAAATTTGTTCTGTGATGATGCATTAAACATGAATAATTATGATATTCCAGATGTTGATTGCGTCCTGACTTCTCCTCCTTATTTTAATTTGGAGGTTTATTGTGATGAAGAATCACAGTCAATCACTAACTGTGATACCTATGATGAATGGGTAACCAGATTTCTTTCTCCTCTTATTGGTTTATCTTTGGGAAAACTCAAGAGGAGAGGTAAATCTTGCTGGAATGTTGCTAAGATTAAGCAGGGTGATATGTGGGAAGATGTAATTAGAATCCATGAACAATCTGGATTTGTTCAGAGTGAGGAATATATTATGTGCTCATCCAAGAGGCAAGTTAACGGTAGCGGGAAGAGTCACGATAAAACTATTTCTTTTGTGTCTCTATAGGACCACCTAGATCTTCTGCCTTGTTTGATACTGGTGTTGGAATAGAATGTCTGTGTGGAGGAATAACACCGCCAGGGTTAGTAACAACCACATCCGCACACACTTTATAGTATGGAGACTTGGGGTGGAAATAGATGCCCTGCTTCTTCAACTCTCCACAATTCTTGAGTCTGGCGATTTCAAAGTCTAAACGTTTATTTGCAGTTAATTGTTTCTGCAATTCAATTTGAGTTTGTGCTGCTTCCTTACACTGTTCTTGCAACTTACTGTCTAATGGTTTACTCCAGGTAGCACTAACACCGATTGAGAGGTTGTAATTATCTTTTTGACCCGTTCTGGTGGGTACATGGTAAAGAATGTTGCCAGGGTTATCCAGAGACCCATCATCATTGAGGTCACGCATATCATATACGGGATCATTGTAGTACGGTTCATAAGGTTTCTGCATTGAACCAGAACCAGTTACAAACGGGGTAATGTTTAGAGTTGGCCCTTGGCACTGGATTCCACCACCATAGGTGTTGGTGATATAGGGGCCTTGAAGGACTTGGATTGCTTGATTTGTGACACTGCCAGAGGAATTAGCAACAGGAGAAGCAGTGGCGCTAACGCCGCCAACAGTCTCAGCAAGAACTCTTTGTGTGGGTAGGGTGGAAACAACACTTAGGATTACTGCGTAAAGATACTTGTGACATCTGTGACGCT